TCGGTCCAGTAGGCGATGCCGCCCGCCGAGTACTCGGCGGGCGGCATCGCCTACTGGACCGACGCGCAGCTTCAGGCTCGCCTCGACGACCGGCGGTTTCTCGTACAGGACGCGCCGATCATCTGGCACCCGAGGCGCGCGACTGGCGGGACGTACACCTACACGCTCGCGGCTGCCGACGCTGTCGGCTGGCTGGAGGCTGGCTCGGCCAGCGGGACGGCGCCGAACCCCGGCACCATCGTTGACGGTCTAGGCTCGGCAGTCGGCGGTTGGACAATCTCACGAGACGGGTGGATCACTTTCAGCTCGGACCGGCAAGGCCACATCTTCTTCCTCAACGCCTGGAGCTATGACCTCTACGCCGCCGCCGCCGATGTTCTGGAGCAGTGGGCGAGCGCGGCGAAGCTGACGCCGTCGCACTTCAAGACCGAGGATCAGGAGTTCGACCTCGGCTCGCAGATCGAGCGCCTCGGTGAGGTCGCGAAGTCCTACCGCGAGCGCGAGCTGGCGATCAGCGTCCCGGCGGAGCGGTCCGACACGCTCGGTTGCTGACCGTGTCGCTGCTGTCGAACACACAGCTCGACTCCATGAGGTCCACCGTTGACTCGGCGCTACCCGATACGGCGGTCATTACTCGCAAGGTACGGACCGACGACGGGGCTGGAGGCGCGACGAACGCCTGGACTGCTGTCGGGACTGTCGCCTGTCGCCTGTCGCCGCTCTCGGGTGACGAGGCGCTGCTCGGCGGGCGCGTCCACGGCAAGGAGTCCAACGTCGTGACCATGCCGTACAGCGCCGACCTCCGCGAGGTTGATCGCGTGACGATCAGCGGCGCGGTGTACGAGGTCTCCTCGGTCCACTCGCCGCGCTCGTGGGAGCTTTCGACAACGGCGATGGTCGAGCAGCTCGTCGCAGGCGGAACGGTATGAGCGTCCAAGTAGTACACAACCGTTGGGCGTCGGCGAAGCGCGACCTCATCAAGAAGGCCGGGTTGGCGACTCAGAAGATCGCGCGCGATATCGAGGCCGAGGCGAAGCTGCGCGCGCCGGTCGATACCGGCTTTCTCCGTAACTCGATCCACGCCGAGTCGGTCGGACCGCTGCGCGCGGTTGTCCAGGTCGGTGCCGAGTACGGGATGCACGTCGAGTACGGGACGCGCTACATGGCCGCACAGCCTTTCCTCGCTCCAGCTATCGCCGTCGTCCAGAAGCGCAGCGGTGGGAGGCTGCTCAAGTGAACGCGCTCGACACGGCACTCGTCGCCAAGCTGCGAGGCGACTCGACGCTCATGGGGTACCTCGCCGCCGGGACGGCCTCGATCTACTCCGAGCTGGCGCCGCAGAATGCAGCGCACCCGCTGATCGTCTTCGGCGAGCAGGCCGAGGCGGACGAGCACACGCTGACCGAGCGCGCGTACGAGGACTTCCGCATGAGGGTTATCGGGGTCACCGAGGGCGACTCGATGGTCGCGGGCGGACTGATCGCGGAACGTATCTTCACGGTCCTCAACGACGCCGCGCTGTCGATCAGCGGTCACGCGCTGCTGTGCTGCCGCAAGGAAGGCAACGTCCGGTTCGTCGAGTCGGCGGGCGGCGCGCGCTTCAATCACTCGGGCGGCGTCTACCGGATTGTCGTTCGTTAGGTGAAGTCCGCCGGGACTGTTTAGGCTGGAAGGGTGGCAGCTACGACCAAAGACCCGACGAAGTTCAAGGCTGTGCGTGGTCTCTCGTACCCGTCCGGCAAGCGAGTCGAGCCGGGCAAGCGGTTGCCTGCTGACTTCCCGACGAACGCGCTCGACTGGCTCGCGCGCGACGGCGATATCGAGCAGGCGAAGGAGCGAAAGTAGATGGCTTACGCACACGGTAAAGAGGCGCGCGTCTACGTCAACGGTTACGATCTCTCCGGCTATCTCACCGGGATCAAGGGCAGTAACGAGGCCGACACGGCGGAGGTCTCGACGTTTGGCGACTCGGCCAAGGAACGTATCTCGGGCTTGCGCGACGCGTCGATCACAGGCGAGGGAGTCTTCGACGGCGCGACCAGCGCCGAGGATCAGGTATTCGCAGCGGCGCTCGGTGTCAACAATGGAATCTTCACGGTCATGCCTCAAGGCGACACGCTCGGCAACCGGGCGTACGGACTGTCGGCGGAGGAGACCTCATACGAGTCGGACGCCGACCTCGGCGACGCGGTCAAGTTCTCGTTTGAGGCACAGGGCAACGTCGGGAATGAGAGCGGCGTCGTACTGCGCGCGCTGGCCGCAGCGACCGCGAGCGGAACAGCGACCGGCGTCGATGGTGCCGGGACCACGACTCAGAAGGTGTACGGCTACCTCCAGGTAACGGCTATCGCGGGCGGGACGCTCACGGTCAAGGTGCAAGACAGCGCCGACGACTCGACGTACACCGACCTCCTCACTTTTTCCGCTGTGTCGTCGGCTCACGCTTCCGAGCGTATGGCTGCCGCCGGGACCACTCGGCGTTACACGCGGACGATCTGGACGTTGAACGGCGGCTCCGCCACGTTCAACGTCGTGGCTGGACGACTGTAGCCGCGAGGGGGTGATTGTATGGCTTACTCACACGGCAAAGACGCGGTATTCAAGCTGACCTCGGGCGGCACCCTGCGGGACTTCTCGCCTTACCTCACAGGCGTAAAGTTTCCTCGGGAGGCCGACACTGCCGAAGTGTCCACGCTCGGCGATAGCGCGAAGGAGCGCATCGCCGGACTGACGGACGCCTCGGTAAGCGGCGAGGGAAAGTTCGAACCGACACCGGACGCATGGCTCTCGACCATTCTCGGCGGTGCGGCGACCGCGTTCGAGTGGCACCCGCAAGGGACAGCCTCGGGGAACATCAAGTACACCGGGAGCTGTATCCTCACGTCCTACGAGTCGGACGAGGACATCGGCGACGCCGGTTCCTTCTCGTTCGAAGCACAGGTCAGCGGCGCTGTCACGCGCGGCACGAACTAAGGGAGCAGACATATGAACGACCTCCAGCCGGGCGACGTACCAAGCGACGACGAGCTGGAGGTCGCTCCTCCCTCGGGCGCCGACGGTCTTGAGAAGGACACCGAGGAGCCGACGACGATGCTGTCAGTCGAGGAGATCATCGCGGCGGGCGATATCACCGAGAAGGTTCTCGACGTACCGGATTGGGGTGGCAAGGTTCGCATACGCGGCTTCACCAAAGGTGAACAGCAAGACCTCCGGCGGGACTGCACGAAGGGCGACGAGCTGGATACCGACCGGCTGGAGTTGCTGACCGTCGCGCGAGGAATCATCGAGCCGAAGTTCGCCGACGACCAGGTCGGCCAGCTCCGCCAGAAGTCGGCGACCGTTCTCGACAGGGTTTTGGGTGAGATCATGACGCTGTCCGGCACAACTGACGGCGCGCAGGCGGGCGCCGAGCGTAGGTTTCCAGACTGACGGCGACCTCGCTTTCACCTACCGCCTCGCGCGCGACCTCGGGCTGACCGTCGCCGAGCTGCGGCGCACGATGGGCAACGCCGAGTACGTTGGGTGGGTCGCGTTCTACAACGTCGAGGAGCAGCAGCGCGAGAAGGCGGCGAACAAAGCCAAGCGGAACCGTGGGCGGCGGTAGCTAGGCTGGAGGGGTGGCCTCCGGTACCGAAGTAACGAAACTGTTTGTCACGGTCGATGCAAAGCTCGACCTGATGCAGCGCGACCTCTTGAAGGCACAGCGCGACGTTCAGAAGTTCGCCGGCAAAGCCTCAAGCTCGACCGACAAGATGGCGCGCGAGATGAAGCGCGACGCCGAGAAGGCGGCGAAGTCACAGGACAAGCTCGGGCGTTCGCTCAAGGGCGCGGCCAAGGCGGCAGCCGGAGCGGCGGCGGCGTACGTTGGATTCTCCGCCGTCAAGGACGCGATCAAGACAACCGAGAACCTCGCGATCGGTACGAAGCGACTCGCGACGCTGACCGGCATGGAAACGAAAGAGGCGTCGCGGTGGGTAGCCACAGCCAAGGTCCGCAACGTCGAGTCGAAGGCGCTCAACATCGGCTTCATCACCCTGGCGAAGAACGTCAAGGGAGCCGCCGACGGATCGAAGTCCGCCGTGTCGATGTTCGACAAGCTCGGGATATCGCAGCGCCAGCTCAAGCAGGGCGACCTCACCTCGATCATGCTCAAGACGAGCGACGCCTTTCACAAGATGGGCGGCGGCGCTGACCGTACCGCTATCGCGGCGAAGCTGTTTGGGCGACAGACACAGACGCTCCTCCCGCTTATGAAGGAAGGCTCCGGCGCGCTCAAGGAGCAGCTCGCGCTCTCGGACAAGTACGGCACGACGATGGACAAGAATCAGGTCAAGAAGGCGCTGGAGGCTGTGCGGGCACAGCGCGAGATGAACATGGCGATGGACGGCGTAAAGATCGCGTTCGCGCAGAACGTGCTCCCGGCGCTGACCTCGGCGGGACTCGCCGTCGGGCAGTTCATCTCCGACTTTAGAACGGGCGCCGGGACGGCGGGCGATATCAAGCAAGTGTTCGTGGACTCGTTCAACGGTATAAAGGCGGCGGTGGAGTTCCTCCGTCCGGTGTGGTCCGCAATCGGCGTCGGAGCGGTCGCAGCCTTCAACGGGATTCGCTCGGCGGTCGGTCCGACGATCACCGGCATAAAGGCCGGTGTCGCCGGACTTGTTACTGCCTTCAACGCCGTGTCGAGCTGGATCAGTTCTCACAAGCAGGACTGGCAAGGATTCTTCGACGCCGCAAAGATCGCCATCGCGCCGTTCGTTATCTGGCTCAAGGTCATGGGCACAACGATGCTCTCGACTTGGCGCGCGGTGTGGGAGCCGATGAAGGCGCTCGCTGCGAAGGTGCTCGGGATCGTCGCGACTCAGATACGCGCGCAGCTC